CACCATTGGGAGTGCGGCTTGCGCTTGCTCACGGAGCAGCCTATGATGGCGACCGTTCAAGCGCTTGGAGCCGGTGGTCAATTGAAGGGGCAGGATTAGTTGGCGCGGTTTATTCCCTATCAAGCTAGTCGTGGATTCAGGCTGTCCCCCGGCAGCGGGGGAATTATGCAGCCCACGAAGGAGACGCTTGATGCGCTAGAGGACGGAATTCGTTGGGCAGAAAGCGAGTGTCCTGCACGGTTGCGGTTCTACATGAACGAGCTATGCCTGCATATGGCGCTCGTCAATCAGGGAATTGCTCGCAAAATGTCCTTTGGCCCCAGCGATCCAAGTGGTAAGGCCACTGAGCTTGCATGGCGTACACCTGATCAGGGCATTCGGAGAATTACAGGAGCGTATTACTTAAGCTGGAAAGTAAAACAGCTACGTCCTGCTGTCTGGATGCTCTACAACGATTCCAGAGAGGCGTATTTCATCGAGTTTGGAATTTCCCGCGTCGGCTTCGGTGGAGTACGGAATGTTCCAGAGCGGAGAATTCGCCGTCCGGTGAGGAAGCTCTCGCTGATCAAGACCATAGAATTTGCGATGCGTAGTCGGGTCTATCACCGGGTATGGTCGTCCATCGTTCTTTCTCCGCAAAACAGATACACGGCGCACGGCTTCTCTCAAGTGGTGCAGCCAGCTTCGGATTCTCACTCAATTTTCAGTGCTTGGGATCAGTTGCCGGATATCGACGTGGGGAATAAGAGCGGCGGCACTAATTACGGTGGCCCGATGTTAGGGAGGAGGCTACCGTAATGGCGTCAGGGCCGCAGCAACACGTCTACAACCCTGAGAATTGGCTGGAATCTCTGACCAATGTAATTCGTGACTATGCGTATAACGGGTTCAACAGTGCGGTGAACGATGATCGGGGATACCCTGCCGGGGATGATGTGTACGAAGTCGTCATGGAATTTCCTGGGCCTGCGATGGACAGGCATGAGATGCCGCTCGACCGCACAGTCGTCCATTTTGAAATAGACGACATAACCGACCGCGATATCGGATTCGGAATGCAGCATTACGCGGACAATTACGATCCTGTCGCGCACACGGTCAACCCGCAGTATGCCCGCCAGCATTTGGTTAATTTCGATGTTGGTGTGTGGGCTTCGGCCAAGTCGGGCGGGATTACATCGCGAATCAGAGCCAAGCAAATTTTGGAATCTCTCTTTGGCGATCCTGGTGGTCAAGTGAGACTCCGCGAGCTTTCCAGTGTCGATGATGGTTCAGTTGAATTGATCAGCTACAGCGGAGGCCGGTTCATCATTGACACGATCAACGACAACCCGGTCTACCGAATGATCGACGGGCAATTGATTGTCAGAGTCTTCAGCCGCTCCAAAATCTCTGATACTCCTGGCCCAGCAATTGAAGATATCGAACAGGCACCAAACCTCACAATTATCGGGTAGCAGAGAGGAGGCAAGGCTTTGAGCAGCACATTGCTCGATCCAAGAGTAATTGATGCCAGTACCCTTGTCCCGAAGGCGACTTCGGACGTGTACCTGCCCATTGGTATCGAGGGACAGGCTGACACCATCGGCACTGCATCAATTACTACACCGTACCTGATCACCCGTATAGACGAAGCGAACACTGCATTTGGCCCGCAGTCGAAGCTCACGGCGATCATCACTCAGGTCTTGAACGCAGGAGCAGGGCCGGTAATTGCTATTGCGTCGGCGAAGGGTTCGGCTCCGACACTCGTTCAGCGGCAGGCCGCATGGTCAGTCTTCGAATCGGACGTGAACACACGAATTCGTCTGACCGACTCTGAGGTACAGGCCGATCTTGCCGGACTTGCTGTTTCGGCAGCGAATGCGAACCTCGTCTACAACAAGCAAATTGCCGTCGTCGGAATGCCGTCCGGAACTGCAAAGGCGGCTCTGATCACGGCGGCGTCGTCAATTGCTTCCGGAGGTACCGACCCGGCATCGCGCACCTGCCTGGTAGCTCCGGGTGTCTACGACGGAACCGGCACTCTGCGCGGCGGTTCTTTCGGTGCGGCAGTCGTCGCAGCAGAATTGGCGAAGAATGCCGATCCCAGCAACGATCTAGACCTGTGGGATATTCCAATTTACACGGCCATCGAAAAGGATGCGAACGGTCTGGACGTTTTCAGGCGCAAGGTTGTATCCGGCTCGGCTATGGACGACTTCGAAGACTTGCTGCAAGCGGGAGTCTCGCCGCTTCAGCCGTCTATCGTCGCGGGTGGAATTGCCACGACGCATCTTCGCACTACGTACATCACGAACACGGCATGGGACAACCTCTACACACGGATCATCGTCGATCAGCTTTTCGTGGACGTGAAGAATTACATCTATACGGAGAACTTCCTTCGTGCAGCGAACACGGAAGGCACACGGGCGAGAATTCAGTCTGGCGTCGAAGCGACACTGACCGACCGCTCTTCGTGGGTTGCTCCGGTGACTCAGCCCGACGGCTCGCTCGGTTACAACGTCTCAGTCCAGTCGTCTCCGGACAACCGGCAAGTCATCGTCGGGTACGAGGGAATTGTCGTACGTGGAATCAACACCGTCAAGGTTGCAGCCAACCTGACGATCCCGGTGTAGTCATGTCGAACACAGGGGGGAATTTCGTGAAGCTCAGTGCGATCAACACGTACGCGGGAATCTGGACGTTCGGAATCCTGATCTGCTTCATCCTGTTTCTCTGCTTCGGCTTCAACTGGATTTCTTAGGAGGTGAAATTACATGGCATGGCTCGAAGGCATGACTGCCGTTGACCTGGGGATTCATTTCACAAACGGCAGGGAGTTTGCAGCGACTCAGGACATGACCGAGGAATTTCGTCAGAACGTCACCTACCAAGGTGCGTTCGGCACTGACGGCCCGGTCTTGCGTCGTGTGCAGGCTGCTGACGAGGGAACCGTCTCGTTCTCGGCCGTGCTTCTGAAGGCAGGAGTCGCGTCGAAGATGAATGACGAGTCCTGGCTGCTTCAGATGCGCGATTTCAACGTGCAGACGAAGCGAGGGAAGCACGTTCGCACGTACACCGGCTGTAACTGGAACCGAATTTCAATTCGGTCAACGCTCGACAACGTGACCCTCGATGCAGATATCTCAATTCCAGGGTACTCGGCACCGAGGTAGCTTCACCGAAAGGGCGGAAGCGGCTATGGACACTGAACAACAGCGTCTACTAGAGCGTGGTGTCAACGCTCTGGAAAAATTGGCGGCTGATCCTGTAATCAACATCGAGGTAAAGCCGCCAGTTTGTCCGAATTGCGGGAAATACAATCCGCATGTGCGAGTGCAGGAATCAGAGGCCAGTGGGCCTCTGTTCGAATTTGTAATCATGTGTCAGTGCCTTGCCTGTAATAACGTCTTCTACGCAGTTGCCGATACCTGGAATTGCCTGAAGACTGTTGACGACGTGAAGCTCCTGATCGAAGAAAGGGCGGGGATGGTGCAGTATGGCGACCACAGCCGAGAAGATCAAAGAACGTAAATTAGAGCGCATGCGGCTTGGGCAGTCCGTGTGCGATTACGTCACCTTGCCCTCAGACCCGGAGGTTCGTCTAGCAATTGTTCCTCTGACGGAGGCGGAATACCTGCAAGCGCTGAACAAGGTTTCCGAAGTGCCGCAAGGTGACGACCTGGCCGGTGCCGCAATCAAGGATCGGGTGACAAGTCAAGAAATCCTCGTTCGTGCAATTCGAGAAGAGCGCGACCTGACGAAGATGGTTTTCGACGACGTAATCGAATTGATGGACACTCTGGAAGTGCAGGACGTGGATTTCTGTCTCGATATGTATAACGAGATGATTGAAAAGTCGTCTCCGGCAATTGATGGAATTCCACCACAGGAGCTAGAGAACTTAAAAAAAGCCTTGCAGGAAATGGATTGGAGCGTGCTCTCTGGGCCAGCATGGTACGCAGCAAGACGTTTCCTTTCGCACATCATTCCCTCGCCACTGCTGGACAACTCACCTGGGTTTGGCTCAACCAAGTCGTTGACTACGACGAGAGGATAAGAAAGATTCATGTTCACTGTCTCCCGAAATTTCATCAGGATACATGCGAAGTCTGTCACGAGCCGGTCACGGATACTTCGAAGCTTCCTCCTGAAATTCAGGAGCAGATTTACAGGCCCGGTGAGGACGAGGTTTACGACGTGGATATCAACGTCGAGCAGCCAAAGGGAATGGGCGACCCGGACGAGATTCCAACGACGGTTGATGGCAACGGTGTAATAAAGGCTGACCTGGGGCGAATTTTCGAAGACGAGTAAATGTCGCAGCTAACCAACACGATCAACACTGTCTTCCGTGCTCGCGACGGAGGACTTGTTGCGCAGCTTGGCGGCTACGCTCAAGGCTTCGGAACAATTTCAAGCCGGATCAGCGACAACGTTCGGCAAAGCTCTCTGCTGAACAATCAGTTCAACGCACTGAAGACGACAATTCGCTACGCACTTGCTGGGCAGGCTGTCTTCGGTCTGACTCGTATGCTGGGTCAGATCAAGGACATTAATCAGCAATTGGGCGAGATGGCTGCACTGACGACCGCAGGTACCGGCGGCTCGGCGTTCTCGATGCGGCAAGTGCAACAGCTAGGGAACGATCTACAGACGGTGGCAATGAACACAATTACACCACTGTCTCAGGTCAACGATGCAGCGATCAACTTCCTGTCTACGGTGCAGAAGGTTCCGCCGGGTAGTGCTCTGCCGAAGATGCTGGAAGACATTTCAAAGTCGGCTCAAATTGCCCAAACCGACTTGACTACTCTGACGCAGGCAGCGACGACGACACAGGTGC